TACATTGGCTTTCTTTTTGTACAGGAATCCGTTGACTATGCTAAGAAAAATAGCCATCCTGTGCATCATCGCAATTAGTGGTTGCTCTGACAGGTATCGGTATACCTGTCAAAATTTCGACCACTTCCAAGACCCTGAGTGCCAACGTCCTCGGTGTCTGTTCACGCAGACGTGTCCCGACTATCTAGTCGCCCCAGTTCTGGAGAAACAAGTTGAATCTGTTCAGCAACCACCCGGATCACCGCCTAAGCGCTGAAGACATCGAAGTCCGCATCTGGGCTATCGTGGTGCTTGCCATCACGGGTATTCTGTTCTTCATCGTTATCTGCCTTTTGTATTCGGTCACCTTTGTCGTGCAACCGATCAAGGCCATGGCACCAATCGACCAAGCCTACACCAAGATGCTCAACGACATCGTTTTGCTGTTGGTTGGGGGTATAGGTGGCATTGTTGGTAAGCGAGTAGCGGGGGGAGTTGCCGGCACGTTAGCGGGGGTTAAAAGTGCAACGAACCCGACTCCAGTAATGCAGCCTTGCTATGGCGCTCAACCTATGGCGCAACCTATGTTTCAACAGCAGCGTGTTGACCCTGCTTTTGGAGCCATGCCTACGTTTGTGAACCCTGAGTTTGATGAAGCTTGGCGTCCACCACCACCGCCTACTACGCAGCCAGATCACCTGCATCCTGAGCGGGAAGAGATCGCCGCCGAACGCGCCGCCGCAAAGGAGGCAGAATGACTTGGTTCCTCACCTTCTTCAGTGATCTGTTCTACGTCATCGCCTGCGCGGCCATGATCGCTGGCGTGGCCTTGTATGGGGTCAGTTACTTCGCCAAACTGCTGCCGGTGATCGCCACCTACGCCCTGCTGATGCAAATCGGTGGCGTGGTAATGGCTCTGGGTGGCGGTTATTACGTCGCAGATCACAAGGGCTATGAGCGCCGTGTGACTGAAGACAAAGCCGAGATCGACCGATTGAACGCCGAGGCTCGACAAAAAGAAGCCGAACTGGCCCAAACCCTTAAAGATAAGACCGCAGCACTCCGAAAGGCAAACAATGCTATTCAAGCCAAGAAGACTGATACTTTTAAGCGCATTGACTCTGGCGAGTTGCGCTTCCCCTCCACCTGTAGTGTTCAAGCCAGTTCAGATGCCGGAACTGCCGGAGGAGATACAAAAGATGGAGCCGAACCTGAGCGACAGGCTCTTAAAGATATTGTCACCATCGCAGCAGACGGCGACCTCGCCATCACCCGCCTCAACGCCTGCATCGACCAATACCAAGCAGTAAAGGACAAGGTCAATGTTAAACAGTGATCAACTTCAAAAGCTGGGTATCAGCCCCGCGTGGGTTGATGGCTTGAACAAGACCTTTGAGCGGTTCCACATCGCCACGCCCAAGCAACAAGCCATGTTCATTGGCCAGTGCGGCCACGAGTGCGCCAACTTTAAGATTCTGGAAGAGAACTTGAACTATAAAGCGGCCACTCTTATGCGGCTGTGGGATAAACGCTTTCCTACTCAAGAAATTGCTAATCAGTATGCAGGAAACCCAAAGAAAATTGCCAACATGGTTTACGCGAACCGAATGGGCAACCGTGACGAAGCTTCTGGCGACGGGTTTCGTTTTCGAGGGCGGGGATGCGTTCAGCTTACCGGCCACGCAAATTATTATCACGCGGGACAAGCGCTCGGGTTCGACTTCGTCATGCACCCCGAACTCATCGCCACCCCAGAATACGCAGCCCTAACCGCTGGATGGTTTTGGGACACGCACAAGTTGAACGCCCCGGCCGAGGCTTGGGACTTCATCAAATGCACAAAAATTATTAACGGTGGCACAATTGGCCTTGAAGAACGCCGTAAACACGCAGAACATGCGCTTGCTGTTCTCACCTCCTAATGGGAAAATAAGGTATGACCACACCAAGCTTTGTCCTCACCTATGATTCCCTGACGAGTACCGTCCTTCAGTACTTGGAGCGGCAAGACCAAGCGGTCGTTAACTTCATCCCCACAGCCATTTCTTTGGCTGAGTTTGAGATCGCCCAAGAAATCAAAACATTGGGCCAACTGGAAGTTGTTGATTCAACCCTCCAAGCTGGTAGCGCAGTTATTCAAAAGCCCGCACGTTGGCGCAAGACTGTGTCCATGACACTGGTGGACGGTTCTGGCAACAAACAGCCCTTATTGCTGCGCAAACTAGAATACCTAAACAACTACTGGCCCGTGGTGAGCGCAACCGCACAGCCGCTGTATTACGCCGACTACGACTACGACCATTGGTTTGTGGCGCCTACACCTGATGCGGCATACAGCTTTGAGGCTTTGTGCTACACCCGACTCCAGCCGCTGGACTCAAACAACCAAACCAACTGGCTCACACAGAATGCACCCAATGCCATGCTGTTTGGCACATTGAAACAAACAGCCCCATTCTTGAAGAACGATGCTCGACTGGCTCTGTGGAGTCAGATGTTTACCGAAGCATTGAACGCCCTCAAGACCGAAGACGTATCCCGCGTTGGCGACCGTTCTGCGGTGGCTGTTGACAGTTAAGGCAAACCATGACCACATATACATCGCCATTTACTGGCCAGACGATTTCACCGAGCCAAGTCTCTTACGAGTCGCTGACGATCAGCGCTAACACGCCCTTGTCGTGGCCCATCAACGGCAACAACACGGTTGTTTCGGCCAACATCATTGACGTGACTGCCACAATCGGCGGTGCGGTTTTCCGCGGAACAATCTCAGGCGTGACCTTGACTGTGACCTCTGTGACCTCTGGAACGATTGCCGTGGGTCAAGTGATCACCGGAACGAATATCGCTTCAGGAACGACCATTACAGCCCTTGGAAGCGGTTCTGGCGGCACAGGCACATACACCATCAGCATCTCGCAAACTATCGGCACGGCTGAGACAATCACCGCCAATGCTTTGCTCTTGGAGTTGCCACCGGCCACTCAGGTGTCGACCGGCCAAGCCATTATTGTGCGCAACGTCGGCTCTTTCACCTTCACAGTGTCTGACAACTCAGGCAACGCTGTAGTGTCTATTGCACCCGGCATTGCGTATTACATCTGGCTGACAGACAACACGACTGTGAATGGCGTGTGGACTGAAGTTCAATTTGGTGCTGGCACATCGGCTGCTAATGCAGCTACGCTGGCTGGGTATGGTTTGGATGCCATAGGCAATACGTTGAACACCACCACACCTTTGGTGGCCTATTACACCAATGCTACTTTGAGCGCTAATGCTCAGTCTCAATTGTCGGTATGGGAGGGCGGTGCTGGCACGATTACTTTGCCGAGTGCTTCAAGTGTTGGCGCTAATTGGTTCACCATCATTAAGAACAACGGCACTGGAATTTTGACGGTTCAGACCTCTGGTTCGGACACGATTGATGGCGTTTCAAATTCAACTCAGTTGCAAATTGCCGAATCCTTTGCGCTGGTATCTGACGGCACATCCATATACAACTCTTGGGGCTATGGCCAAAGCGCAATCTTCTCGTTTACGCAAGAGCAAATTTCGGTCACCGGCGCAGGTGCCACGATCACTTTGTCTTCGAGCCAAGCCTCTTACACCCTTCAAGAATACTCTGGTGTCCTGAGCCAAAACACGAACGTGGTTGTTCCTTCCACGGTTCAGTTTTACGTTATCACCAACAACACAACTGGTTCATACACGCTGACTTTCAAGACAAGCGTTGGCGGTGGTGCAACAACAACTATCCCCAACGGCTCAACCGTTGCGATGGTGTGCGATGGCACAAACGTCTATGCTGTTTCGACTGTGTCTAACAACGTCACCTCGCTGACCTTGAGCGTGGGATCATCGACTAACCCCTCGCTGAACTTTGTGGGTAACCTGACAACTGGTTTTTATTTGCCCAACTCAAACCAAGTGGGTATCACAATCAACGGCTCTGAGCAGGCTTACTTCAGTTCAACTGGACTGACCGTGTTTGGCGGTATCAGCGGGGGCACATTTTGACCTCTAAAGTCATAGCCCTACAAATCCCGCCGGGTATACAGCGGGATGGAACTCAATTTGCTGCGCCGTCCTATGTCGACGGCGAGTGGGTGCGTTTCCAACGTGGCTTGCCCAGAAAGATTGGCGGCTACACCGGCGCATTCTTGAACGCTTCGGGCATCTCTCGTGGTCTTACCATGAGCGCCTCAAACGGCCTCAACTACATCATCTCGGGCTACAGCGCAGGCATTCAACAATGGGTCACCAACAACGTGACGGCCATTGGTACTGGGCCAACACCTTTCTCCTTGAGTTCATCGTTCACCCCAAACGCCAATAACTTGTGGCAGTTTGACATTGGTTGGGACTCAACCGGTGGGAATGCTCTTCAGTTGATCGCCCACCCCGGACAGAATCTGAACTTCATCTCAAGCACCGTCAATACACGTCCTTTGTTCGGGCCGTTTACTGGTACAACTCTGGCGCCAGTTGGTGTGTTTACGGCCGCAGGGACAACAACAAATACGCTGAAAACCGTCACGTTTGCCACCACCATTGCTGGCATCGGGCCGGGTGTGACCGTGACAGGAACTGGCATCCCTGCCAACACTTATGTGGTGTCTGCCAACACTGTAGCCGGTGTCTGGACGGCAACTTTGAACAACGCCGCCACCGCATCCGGCACGGTGACATTGACCTTTGACAACAACATCTCCGTGTCCGGCGGTGTTGTGATGCTTTATCCCTATTTGTTCGTGTACGGCAACAACGGGCTGATCCAAAACTGTGCGGCTGGCGACTTTACCAACTGGACAAGTGCTGACTCAAACGCCAACAACGTAGCCTCTACAAAGATCGTAAAGGGGCTTCCAGTTCGTGGTGGTACTACATCACCCTCTGGGCTGTTTTGGTCGCTGGATTCGGTTATTCGTGTGTCCTACGCGCCCCAAAACGTGGGCACATCTACGCTTTACTGGCGGTATGACTTGCTGACCCAACAAAGTTCGATCATGTCGTCCAGTTCCGTCATTGAATACGACGGAATTTACTACTGGTGCGGCGTGGATCGGTTCTTGATGTACAACGGCACGGTTCAAGAAATTAAAAACGACCAAAACTTGAACTGGTTCTTTGACAACGTCAACTTCAGCCAGCGTCAAAAGGTCTGGTGTACTAAGGTTCCACGTTGGGGCGAGATCTGGTGGTTCTACCCCCGCGGTGACGCCACAGAATGCACCGACGCAATCATCTATAACGTGCGTGAATCACAATTGACCGGCAAACCGGTGTGGTACGACGCTGGATCTGCGCCCGGTGCCCGTCGCTCGGCCGGTATCTTCACCGAAGTGTTTCCCAAACCAATTTGGGGCGGCACAGACGCTACTCCGATTGTTTCGTTCCAAGGCTCGGTGAGCGGTACGACGTTGACCGTCACCGCCATGAACTATGGAACCATTTTTGTGGGCCAGATTCTGCAAGGTCTTGGCGTCTTAGATCAAATGGTTATCACCGCTCAAGGAACTGGAACCGGTGGCACTGGCACATACACCGTCAACAACCCCACAGGAACGGCCGTAGGGGCCACAACTTTGTATGCGAATGGCTATACAGTGTGGCAACACGAAACCGGCACAGATCAGGTTTAT